CTGCTCCAACAAATAGTGGACCACCTATTTCTTCTTTGTATGCCATAGTTACTCCTTATGTACTAATCGAATCTACCCTACTAACCCAACAATCAAAACCGTTAGCTGTTCCGCTTTGCGCTTTTAACACATCACCGTTTTGCATAACTATTTTAGACCCGCCTTGAATTACTTCAATTGATGAAGAAACGGGAACACTAACACCTTTAATAAGGTATCTAACGTTGTCACTGTCACCAGCATCTGTAATAAACACATCTAGCGTGTCTGTTGTGGTTAGAATATTAGCAAAACGAAGACCTACAACCGCATCATCGCTGTCTGCTGTAAAGATAGTGGTAGCAGAATTTGTTATTCTTTTACCATTTGATTCAAAATCTTGTGCCATATTTTTCTCCTAGTTTCTTATATCATAGCGCGATCGCCATCGCAACCGCGAATCCTGGTGATGCATATAGTGTATCGGTAGATACACCGCCAATTGTAATAGCGTCTGCCTCTAATGTGCCATCTATATCTGCATTTCCAGAAATATCTAAAGTCGCTGCGTCAAGTTCGCCTGTTAAAGTTATGTTTCTAAAACCTGTTATATCTTTGTTTGAGTCTACAATTACAGCTAATGATGCTGATACAGTTCCTGCTGTAATGCCGTCTAATAAATTTAGTTCTTCAGGTGTAGATGTAATTTGTGTTGTGCTTGCAGCTGCTAGTACAGGTATTGTACCTGAAACGTTTGGTAGATTAATTGTTCTATCACCAGTAGGATCGATAATTGTAAGAGTAGTTTCATGGGCATCAGCAGTAGCACCTTCAAATATTATTGCGTTTTGCGCGTTCATTGTAACGGTGTCTACAGTCGTAGTTGTACCTGCTACAGTTAGTTTAGGTACAAGTAATTCTCCTGTGCTTGGGTTATATCTTAACGCACCTGTGTCATCTAATAAAGCGTTTGACTCATTGTGAAATACAACAGGAAAGTTTGTGTTAGCTGTGCTATCGGTAACTGTTACTGTTGCTGCTAGTGTTGCATTTGCTACTGTTGTTCCAGCAATTACGCTTGATAAAGCAGTACCGGCAACTGTAATTGCATCAGCTTCTAGTGTTCCGTCAAAATCACCATCTACCGCGTCTATATTTCCTATAAATGTAGTTGCAGTTACATTTCTAAAACTTGAAATGTCTTTGTTAGCGTCAACTACAACTGCTTTAGAAGCTGCTACAGTTCCTGCAGTTACACCATCAATAGTTTCTAGCTCTGTTTCATTAATATTTGCAGAACCAATAACAAAACTAGTTCCGGTAATCGCTGTACCTGTTATCGCTGCTGCACTTGCACCACCAATAATTGCACCATCAATAGTACCACCATTAATGTCTGCAGTATCTGCAACTAGTGAGTCTATGTTTGCTGTGCCATCAATAAATAAATCTTGCCATTCTTTAGATGCACTACCTAAATCATAAGTATCGTCGTCATCAGGTATAATATTAGAATCAACCTCACCACCAAATACAATGTTGTCTGTGTTAGCGTCACCAAGAGTTAGTGTGCCACCATTAAATGTTGTTGTACCAGTAACTGTTAAATTACCACCAACGTCTAAATTAGCTCCTAGTGTAACGTCACCATCTGCGTCCAGGAATACAGCTTTGCTTGAAGGTAGTGTACAGAATACATTCTTTGTACCTGATGCAAAATTTATTTTAGTTGTGTTACCTGCTGATGTATCAATAACCGTGGTTCTTGTTAGAGTGTCGGGAGACGCGTCACCAATAGTTCCAATACCTATTTCCCACGTGCCGTCTGTTGCGTGAACAATAGCATAGTAAGTTGTATTAGTATCACCAATACCTGTTACAAATGTTTCAAAACCAGTTGCTGCCCCAGCCAAGTCTAACGTGCCTTGGCCCGTTGTGGTTGAAGTTTCTTTGACTCTATCGTTAAGGACTAATGCCATTTAAACTCCTAACTCAACCTTATAATTGCTGTACTCGTTCCTGCTGCTGGAAATTGTATTGTAAATGTACCTGCGCTTGTTGCAAAGTCACCACCAAAATCTAACCAACAAACTGCTCCTGCACTTGCTGACGCTGCTGCTCCTGATGATTGATAGATCAGAGCGTATCGCGCTGTTATTGTTGCTGTAGTCCAAGAAGTATCTGCAAAATCTATAAACGCAGTTGTTGCACTTGATCCTCCAGTCACACCATTGTTAGTTAATGTGTTTCCTGCTGCAGTGTAACCAGTTCCACTTACTTGATTAGTTACATCATATCCTGTGTCTGTCGCCGCTGCGGTACGTGAAGATGTATACAAAGCTATTTTGTATGTGTCACCACCTGATTGAAAATTGTGATTACCTTTTAAAAGTTGGTCTTTAAAAACATTACTAATTACATTAGCCATAAAATCTCCTTACGGGTTTCCTGATGGAATTGGTATTCTAACCGCGCCATCTCTGTTATCATCTCTTCTTCTGAAACCCATTTGTTCTGAAGACAAGACTTGAATTTCTCCTTGATAAGACTGTGTATACATAGCCATCATTTCAGGATTTTTTAGAAACTTAAATGCTTCTATAAGGCAGGCGTATAACAAAGCAGTTGGTGCATTATTACTAATCCAAGTCGTTGCTGTACTTGAAGATAGTCCTGTTGGTTGCGCTATATACGCAAGTTCGATAGTATACGCTGCATTTGGTGTAGGAGCAACAAATAATGTGTCTTGATCCCAGTTTGCATAGTATTTTGGTATACCTGTACTAGTTCTGTTAGGCCAATATTCTGACATAAAAGACTGATCTTTTTTAGTTAGAATAATACGTTCGTTATTAGTTAAACCACCCAAAGAACCAGCAGCACTATATATAGCAACTGTTCTTACATATGAAAAATCTGTTGGCACTTGCCCAGGTGTTGCAATAAAAGGGTCAGACGCTGTTAAAGCGGCCGTAGCATATGCTCTAAATGCATCAGAATCTACTTGTCTAAATATCTTTAACTCTGCGTGTTCAATAAAATCATTAATAATAGTTGTTGTTAAAACATTACTATCTGTTTCTGTATATTCTCTTATCTGTGTTACTAGCTCTGAATATGTTGTCATGGTGTTATTGTTGTAGGTCCAGCATAAGCGCGGAACCCTCCTCCTTGTATATTACCAGTTGTTGCCGTATCTGTCGATACTGTGAATGTGTAAGTATCAGCATCAACAACAGTTATTGTATAACCTGCTGCTTTATTTATGTTGGTCGCAGTTATTCCATCAAAACTAACCGCTGCATAAAAACGAACAGTATCACTACTTGACCTGCCGTGACCTGCTTCTGTAACTGTAATGGCGCTGGTACCAGCAGTTCCTGTTTTAAAAGAATCGCTTTTTAATAAATTAGGTGCTGCTGTTTCAACTCTATCTGGTCTTGCGTTAGCTAACCCTTGAGCATCTGCTTTATGTATATTTGGTTCTATTTGTGGATGCTTTGCTTCAAACTCAGATTTGTGTACAAATGCTCCGTTCCACTCTTTTACCATTTCTGTATATGGAAAAGCCATACCACTACGATCTGATATTGCTTTTGCTTTTCTTCCTGATGCATAATTAGACATTTGGGTAATACGCTTTCGGTGTTATGAATGTACTAGTTGAAGAACCATCTTCAGTTAACGCTCTGTTTAACTCATCTTCATAAGTCATTTTTAAAACATTAACTAACTCTGGTTTAAATTTTTGTGATAAATAATAAGCAAGTCCAGATACCATGCATGGTACAAAACGATAAGGAACATCAGCTGCATTAGTAAAACCACCAGCATCTTCTATTCTTTTAATATAATAAATTCTCATGTCAGCAGAAGCTGCTGTTGAATCAGGCGTAGGGTATATGCTTATTGTAACTCTATCAATAAAACGTTGTACATAATATTGACTAGGTTGACCTTTTGTTAGTTTACCAGACAACGCAGAATAAGTTGACCTGTCTATCTTTGACATGGCTGTATCGTTCTGTGTTGTTTGAGTTCTGTTTGTTCTGAATGTAGCTTCAAGAACATCATCCATACCAAAAATAGTAGACGGTGTTTGATTGGTTGTAGCTTGTGCTCTGTTAGTATCAGCTGTATCATCAGCAGCACTTCTAAAGAAATGATACTCAGCTTGTCCTTCAACAAGATCAATATTAGTTTCTTGAAGTTGCCAATAGTGTATTCCTCTATTGCCCCATTCTTGAAACATTATATTTAATGAACGTCTTCCAGATTTTAATTGATAACCAGTAAGTTCCTGCACACCAATTCTATCATAAGCTTCTTCTAGAATTTCATCTATATAAAAGCTACTTTCGAACGTTGCTGTTCCTGAAGTAGTATTAGGCATATGCTACTCCTTATTAAAAACTTTTACTTAACTCTAATACTATTGTGTAATGATCATGAGCTGTGTGACCATGGGTCGTTAAGTCAATGTCGCCATCAACACCTGATCCAGCGTTATTTTTAATACCACCAAAAGATCTAAAATCCATGTATCCCATGGTAGTTCCTGCTGCTGCACTACCACCTAATACTAATCCAACTACGTTAGAAGAAGCGTTAAATTCTAATGCAACTCTCATTCCACCAATATCATACCATACTTGAGTAATTGAAACTCCAGAGCAATCTACTCCTTGTGAGTTTTTTGCTAATGTTGAAACATCTATCTTTTTAACCGAAGCTTCACCGCTTCCATCAGATATGTTTGTAAGTTTTATGATAGCGGTTTTACCACCATCAGATATTGTTTGAGTTGTTACTGCGTCTGCCATTTTGTTTTTCCTCCGTTAGAGAGAAGGGGCCGAAGCCCCCGCTCCACATAAAGTTTATTTTTTAATATACTGAGTATTCTAGTTCAACTGTAAATCTACCAGCTGTAATATCAGCATTAACTGTAGTAGTTGCTCTTGCGTACAAGTGTACGTTTGCAACAGCTGCAGTTACGTTTGGTACAAAGATATGATAATTACCAGCAGTATTATTAAAGTTTACATCAACCTCAGTAATAGATTGTGTAGCACTTAACTGCTCGTTAAATGATGTAACACCAGCACCAACAATTTCTGTTCCAGATACAGCAGCGTTTGTTGCTGTTCCTGAATCTGAACTTAGTGCTAAATTACCTACCAAAGTTTGCCCTGCTGCAGTTGTAATACCGATCAAAGCTCTATGTATAAAGATTTTTGAAGGTGTTACTAAATCGTCAGGTGCATCAACGTTAAGTGTTCCTAGCTCTACAAGACAGTCATTGTCTGCGTATGCAGTTGCTGCTGCGTTAGTGCTAGCCAATGTACCAGCGAAAGATTGAATCTTTCTAGTTCCCATTGATATTAATTGTCCAGTTGAGTTAACTGAAAAACCAGTTTCTGTGATCGCGCCAGTAGCGGCTGCTTTATTAATTACGTTAAAGCCACCTTCTGTTCTGACCGGACCACTATAAGTTGTATTTCCCATAATTTTGTCTCCATTTCCGTTAATATAGTCCTGAGAAAGTCTACTGCATGAGTCTATACTAACTAAATTTAATATGCAGTGCGTCGAGTATACGCTTTTAAATGTAAATGTGCAAATAAAAAGGGGCCCGAAGGCCCCTTTAAATTGATTCTTTTGTTTAAGAATTAAACACCTGGTGAACCAAAAATACCACGCCAGTCAGAAAAGCCGAAGCTGTATCTTTCTCTAGCTTTGTATCTCATATTACCAGTGTCAAAATCACCTTCCATAGCAGTTTTAATTGCTGCTCTAGTAAAGTGTTTTAGTCCATTAGGAACATCCGTTTTGATAAAGAATGCGTCATCATCAGTTAGGAAGTTGTTTACCACGTATCCTTGTGGCAACATTCCTTTTGAAGATAGTGCATTGATATCGTTATCAGCAGTTCCAACACGTAGACTAGACTTTAAGATTCTTTCAGCTGTAAACTGTAGAGCTGAAGGTATAATCATTTTTAAGCCTCTAGCTGCAATTTTTAAGCCTCTTTCATCTTTAAACGCAGCAATGTCAATCATTGCTTGTTCTAGTGATGTTTCACTTAAGTCTGCAGCCACTGTTAACTCGTTCTTTTGATCTGCACCAGAAATAGTAGGGTGATCAAGAGCCATAAGGGCTTTGCCATCTCCACCATTTGCAGTGTCAAAACCGTTGTTAAGAACGTTTGCTGCTTTGATTTGTTTTGTGTTAGCCATAGATCTTGCTAGTGCTTTAGTATAACGCTTAGCGATGCTGTCATAAAGATTATCTTCTACAGCTTCCTCAGTGATAGAGAAAGCGAGAGCGATAGTCTCATGAGAGTAACGAGCTGTGAAGCTCTCATTCGCTTGGTCATACGCCACACCAGAACCTTCTGGTTTAACCGCTGCTTGTGCAAAACCACCTAGCATTACTTCTTCTTCAAAAGCTCTATCAGAAGTTTCTGAATCAAAGATTTCTGCGTGTTGGTTTTCGTAGTTTTTGTACTCAAGTCCAAATAATGCATTTAGACCTGGCTCTAGCTCTTTTGCTAGTTGTTGTCTTGATATAGCCATTTTTTATGTCCTCCTGCTATTAATTTATGTGAACAGCGTCGGCAATGAAGCATCTTACTACTGCATGTGCTCCGAGCGCATTGTCCGGGGTTTGAGCTAAACCTAGCACTTTAACACCTGTTAAAGTAGCTGATGGTGAATTTGGCAGATTAATTTCATCACCAGAAATACCTGTTTTAGTATCTCCACCGTGAGTTTTAATGTGGTCTGCAAAAGTTCCAACATGTGCCTGAGTCATTGCTTCGTCAGTGTCGGTTTGAGCTTCGTACACTTGGTACGGATCATCGTAAACAAAAACTTCTCCTTGAACACCAAGAGCGGTGCCATCAAAGAAATTCTTGAAAGTTGGTTTATTAGTAGAAGAGTCGTCGTACTTCAGACCATTAAATACCATAAGACCAGTATTACCCGCAGCAGAAATTTCTACATGTCCTGCATTGAATTTTACTAGGTCACCTTGGAACATAGCCGTCGCATAATCAGATTTAATTGCATATTCTGATAGTGCACCGTTGTCTGGGTTTCCGCCAACTTTACCACTAGGTCTAAAACCAAAATGGGCTTCTGTATTAGCCATAGTTGTTTCCTCCTTAAAAGGTTAAGTTATTAAATTGGAGGTTGAGAAAAGATTAGTCTTTTTTCGAGCCACCAAAAGTTACACGAGTCTGCCTTTCTTGATTGATCGGCATACTTGGGTGCTGTTCCTTCATAAGATCGTTTTCTAAAGCTTCGTTACGATCAGCATTCATTTGTGAATAATATGCTTCACGTTGCTTTGCGAGTTCTTCAGGTATCCTTGCCAGCACAAGGCCACCAACCCCAATCACTCCTGCGTATTTTCCGTCATTCACAGTAGGATAATCATAGTCCGGATATTCGTCGCCTCTTACGAGGTCCCAACCGGATCTGATTTTGCCTGACATGTTCCTAGTATCATCTTGGCCCATGCTTTCAGCTCTTATCCATCTGTGCCTGTATCCATCGGGCGCAGGGGGTGCATCTAGAGAAGATGGAGGAGCCCATACTTTAGGTCTTTCTTGTTTGACCCTAGTTTGACTCACGCGGGAAGTTTTAACAGTTTTAGTTTCTGTATCTTTTTTAGTCATATGCTTATACCTCCTTCGCGGCTAATTGTTTCGCATACTCTTCGAGTGGCACACCTAATCTTTTAGAAATTGCTACCTGTGAGGGTGTGAGCTTCACAGTTTTTCTGCGTCCTTTTGTGGCCGGACGTTTGGCACTAGCTACGTTCTGCACTGGTGCAGGTGTTGTAGATTCCACCACTTTATCAAATTTGTGTGGGAATTCAAGTCTTATTCGTCTGTCTACTTCAGAATAATATTCTTCGCTTGAAGGGTCAAAACCTTCTTCTTCTACAAGCTTCCTATGTATGTCAAATGCAGTGTAAGTCATTGCATTATCAGTACCAAACCATGTATTTCTTGTAGACCAATCTTCAGCTTTAGGGTCTATTTCCTGCGCTGCTTGATATAATTCTTGGCTTGTAGGTATTTGTTGAGCAAACTGATTAACCTCTTGTTCTGGTCTTTGAATAGGTCTTTGCTTTTTTTGTTCTTGTAGGTTCTGTATTTGTCTTAGTCTACCTTCTTCCATAGAAAGTTGTGCTATAGCTCTTTGTGCATCTACTTGAGCATCAATATCACCTGCTTCTGTAGCAGTTTTTAAATTTGCTTTAGCTGCAGCCATACCAGCAGTAACTTTTTGTTCAAGTTCTGTAGCATAGTTTTTACCTAAACTTTCATTTTGGGTTTTTAATTTGGTTGCTTGTTGTTGAACACTTTGTGCGTATGCAATAGCTTCTTCTTTTTGCCTTTCAGCTTCACGCATCTTACGTGTAAGTTTAGCTATTCTTTTGTTAACACCTTCTGAGTATTCGTTGAGTTCGCCTTTTTGAACATCAGACTGCTCAGCAGATTCCTTAGGTGCACTAACGGACTCTTCACTAACTTGTTCGACATCAATTTTTTCTTCCTCTAATGATTGTTCTGGTGCTACTGCATCAAGATCAATCTCTTGTTCTTGTTCTTCGTTGTCTCCAACGTCTATTGTCTTTTCTTCGTCTTGCATAGTTAATCCTCCTATGATTACATTGCGTGCAAGATGTCTTCAGGATTATTTATTGTCCCTAGCACCTCGTCATCGTTTAACATTCTTATCTCACCACCATCAATCTCCATTCGCGATCCTGCATATCGTGCAAAGATCACCCAATCCTTCTCCGCGCACCACGGACCGGTAGGATACTTCTCTTTATCCTTGTAACAAAGATCACCCATCTTTAACACATAGCCAACTTGTGTAGCTACGCGCGCGCGATCTAATGTTTCCTGTGCTATAATAATTCCGCCTTCGGTTTTTTCTTTAACCTTAAATGGCATAACAAGTATACGCCACCCAGTAGGTGTCGGTAACTTTTCTAAACTTGTGGGTTGTGTTTCTTTTTTTGCTTCGTTCTGTGCAATTTTTTTTGCATCTGCTTCAGCGTTGTACTTATCTTCTAATGCGTGTGACTTTGTCATCATCGTTATCTGGCTCCTTAGGGTTTAGCAGGTTAGAGAGTTCCTGTTTAATTTGATCCAACGTGTGAATCTTACCGAGAATATAGTTGTATTTCTCCATACTGTCAACACCACCACCTATTAAAACTGTGCCGTTGTTGTCTATACCATCGTCTAGTAATCTTTGTAATTTATATATTGCGTTTATCGGGTCTATAGCTTCTGACATATTTCTTTTTCTTATCTCCTAGTTTATGCCAAAACTCATCAAGAGGGTTGGCTTTTTGTTTACAGCATTCCCCCGAACGTGCTTTTTCGTCCGTGTGATCATCACACGTTTTATCTTCCCCCATGTAAGTCCCCCTTACTTTTTCTTGAAAATATCGGCTCCCTTGAGGCCGTATATACTAGCGACGACCCCTACAAATAGCGTCTGGTACCAAAAAGGCAGATTATTAAACTGCTCAAAGAACATGTGCAGTTTGGCTTGTATGTCTGGATCATCCGAGAATACAGACCATATCAATAAAATCACGGGCGCCGATACGAGGATAAGGACAAACTCGTCTTTCCATCCTTTGTCGTTTGATTGTCTAACTTGTGCTTGGTACTCCACTTCTCCTGAAGCCATTTTTTGTGCATGCAATAAAGCAGCATCCGACATAAGTATTTTTGCTTTTTGTTTATTAGCAAAAATAGCTGAGCCGGTTTTTAATACCGTAGGTAAAAGTGAAAGTAATGGTCCCATTATCCTATAAAATAAATGATTGTGCAAACAACGACAATAGTAAAAACAACTTCTTTAAGTTGGTTCACTATCTTGCGCGTCCACCACGCTTCATGCGTTTCTTCATCATGCCGCCACCCATTTTGTTTGACCGACGTAGAGCTCCTGCAGTTTTACCCGCATTAAAATCTTTGCCTTTAAAAGTAACCGCTTTACCATCTTTAGTTCTAACCGCATTACCTTGTTTATCTGTAACGATGTTTTTTTTCTTAACAGCAGGTCTGGCTTTAGCTTTATCTCTGCTAGCAGGTAATTGTTTTTGTTTAGGTAGTTTTGTAGGTGTTTGTGCTTTAGGTTTTTTTCTACCTGAAGCCACTGCTCCTAAAGCTCCGCCTGCTATTATTCTTCTTTGGTTTTTATCTCCAAATTTTCTAATACCACTTCCAACTTTTTTTGAAGACGTCATTTTTACGCCTTTACCTATATTTTTAGTTTTAACTTTTCTTGCTTTCATAGCGGCTTTCGCTGCTTTTGTTCCAAGTTTTGCTAATGCTCCTAATGCCATTTTATTTCTCCTAGTTAAAGATAACACCTAGTATGATGATAGCTACTATTGCACCTGCAATAGCTTTCTTCTTCATAGGTAGGTCGTTCCATTTTTGTTTTAAAGATTCAATCATGATGATCTCCTTTTCTTTTTCTTTTTTACGCCTGCTTCGCTGAGCGCGATAGCTATGGCTTGTTTCTTCTTTACCACTTTTTTCTTACTTTTACCAGATTTAAGTTTACCTGATTTATATTCACGCATTACCTTGCTGATTTTAGCGTCTTTTTTATCCAAGACTTGGTCCTTCTCCGGATTCAGGGCCTCTGTCAACCGGTCTTCGTTGTGTGGCTTTCTTTGCTTCTGCTTCTGCTTTTTTCTTTGCTTGTTGTGCGGCTAAACTAAATCTATCCATGTCAGAAAAACCTTCTTTAATTTGATCTTCTGTTAAACCAAAACTAGGTGTGTCCATATTACTTGGTGGTCTAGAGAATGCTCCAACAGGTGCATACGGATCGTATGATACATATGGATCATATCCTCCTGCTGTTGATGGTAATCCTGTACCAAGTGTTGATGGATCATACAAAGGCATTGTGCTTACATATGGCGTGTAAGCTTGTGGCATTCCAGATTGTAAAGAAGCTAGTATCTCTTCTATGTTCATTCCTGGATTTGATTCGTCTCCTGGAATAGATGGGGATATACCCATGCCTTGATCTCTATCATCTACTCCATCATTATTAGAATCTCTAAAATCAGCAGTTCTAAAAGTTGGTCCCATTGATTGTTGCATTCCAGATAATAAACTACCTAGTCCATAAACCGATGAAGGTTGTCCTGCTGCTCCCATTGGTTGTGCTCCCATTGGTTGTAGCATTGGTTGTGATGGTCCAGTTGCTTGTGGTAAATTTTCTTGTCCAGGTATTGGAAGACTAGCTGCATTTCCACCATTTTGTAAACCTACACGACCACCGTCTGCAAAAGAATAACTTAATTTTGCTGATGCTTCTTCTGCATAAGGATTAATGTCATATCCAAAAGATAAACCGTCATCTTCATCACCATAAACACCTTGTAAAAAATTATATTTTTTAACTTGATCAATTAGAGATGGTTGTTTCATTGGTGTGTATCCTACTGCTTTCATAGGATCTATAGTAGGTGCGTCTAAACCTGGACCCATAAGATCGTTTTTATTGTTGTCTGGACCGCCGTCAGGAGGTCCGCCGCTGTGTGTACTGCCTCCTGATTTTCTTTGTGCGTCTGACATTCCGCCCCTAAATCTATTTACACGGCCACCGTCGTTATAAGCTGTCCCCAAGTTTAAAAGATTAGATAGGTCATCCATGTTTTGTTCGTACTCTGACAAATCCTCTGCAGTCATGCTACCACCTTGCACCGCTGAATCAAAAAAACGTGATTCTGGATTTGCTCCTTGTGCTATTAAATCATCTTCAAAAATTTGTTTTTTAATTTTTTGTTCTTCTCCCATTTCAGTAAACTTATTTGATATTGCTTCATTCACTGGATCTAACAACAACCTTTTGGTTGTCATAATTGGTGATTTTTGCACTATAGGGTCAATATACTTATCATAAGCAGGCTTAAGAGTGCCTCCTACAAACTCTTCAGCTTTTTTTGTAGTCTCAGGTGCAACAAATTGTGCTCCCATGTAAAGTAATTCAGGAGCTATTAATCCAGCTGTCAAATATGGATTACCTTTGCCTCCCACTATAATTCTTTTAAGCGTAGGCGTTAAAGCCGCCGCTGTGAAGCCTCTATTTAATATAGCTTCACCTCGTGATTGATCTGTAAATTCACCTGTAGAATCATCAACAGATGTATACGGGTCTACAAAGCTTTGTTTAAGTATACTACCAATAGTGTCTTCACCAGTGTCTTCACCAGTGTCTCCACCAGTGTCTTCTGGTGGTGTGTCATCTTCTGCAGTGTCTGCTTCGATAAGTTTAGCTAAACGATCCTCAATCGATTCTCTTTTTTCTATACGATCAGGCATCATGTTTGCGTAACCTGTACGGTCAACACCGCCTTGCATCATTCTAAAATAATCTGCGGTGCTCATTGCCATTAGATTTGACCTTCTTTAATTGTTGCTTGCATATTCTTTATACCGTCTTTTGCTAGTGATACTGACGCTCTAAGTTTTGCGTGATTGTCATTCTGTTCTAACTTATCTTCAGCTAGTTCTCTGTTCTGCATCATCTTAGCACGTTCTATGTTTAATTTATCTTCAGCTTCTTCTTGTCTAGCTTGCTCTTCACGTGCTTTTAAATCAAGTTCTCTATCTTTTAATTTTAATAATGGATCATTTTCAACTTGGTTCAAGACTTCTTTTTCTGCATTTGCGTAATCATCACTAAACTCAGCAATTAATTGTGCTTTTCTTGCTTCCATCTGCACCATTAAATTAGCTTCTTGTTGTTGTAGTTGCTGCATTTGCGGATTTTGTTGCATTTGCTGCATAGCTTGTGGATCTTGTTGCGCTTGTTCCAATATAGGTTTTACTTGTTGCATTACTTGTTCCATTTTTTGTTTTTCTTCTGCAAACTCCATGTCAACCTGCTCTGTTGCCATCAAAAGTATGTGCTCCATACAGTTTTGCTGCAACATTCCCATCGCTGCAGGATTATTTCGTATAACAGTAGTCCCCATAAACCTTAAATGTGATTTCATGTGCGCTTGGTGGTCTTGTTTTGGGAAAGCTTGGAATTTTTTACCGTTCAATGCCAAAATATTTTCACTTGCAGGGTCTAAAGCAGTAGGTTGTGGAGGTGGTGGTAGTAATTGGTCAATATCTTTGACGCCTAGTGCTTCATACATATGTCTATACGCATGATAGATGTTATGCATTTGGGGATTTGTCATTGCAATTTGCATTTCTGACTGTGCAATACTGATTCTTTGTGTCTGTGAAAAGATATTAGGGTCTGCTACAGGTATAATATCTACCTTAGGACCAAAATCAGCTTTAAATATTTGGTTTTGTCCACCAACAACATCATACGGATACATGTTTGGTAGATAAGTTATAAAAGTATCTGCTAATAACATAAACTCACACTTCATCGCTGCATATAAACGTTTATGTATCGCTGACATAACCCGCGATCCGCGTTCCAAGAGCGCTACGGTCGTGCCGACTGCTGCTTGTTGATTACCATCACCCACTTGCATATCAGCAATGCTCGCGAACCGCTGACCTGATTGAACAACCGTGCTCAATAGTTGTAGGAGCGTGGCGTCCGGACCTTTAAACGGTAATGGCATAAATGCGTCTCTAAGGTTTCCACCAGGTGCATCAACGTCACGGAACTCGCCCGGCTGCAACGGTTGAGCTTCGTCTCTGACGCGGATGCCTCGCATTTTGAATCCGGCCGGTAAATTTGACAAGGTGCCGGCGTCTAAGAGTTGTCTTAGAGCGGCTGTGGCAGTTCTTGATAAACCGCCGATCATGTGTATTAGGCCGAACCCGTAAAACCCGAGTCCTGGTAGAAATTTGAAATGAACAAAATAATCTTGTCGTTTTTTTAACATGTCATTTTGTTTATAATTACGTTTGATAGATAATACTTGTGAAGAAGATTCTTCTATTGTTACAATGTATGGAAATTTAATTCCTGAAGACTCATTTGTTTCTGGGTTTATGTCTTCAAAACCTGGAATCTCTAAATGTACGTGTGCTTCAATTACAGAAAATATTTCTGTGTTCTTAGGTTCAACACCAGACATTTCATCTTTTTCATTTTCTATGTCGTTGCTGCTATAGTTTCCTTCGCCTTCTATATCAACGTCTCTGTATATTCCTGCAAGTTGGTGTTGTTTAATATCATTGTATGTCATCTTTACACGATGCATGATTGTTTCTGTATCGTCTAATGATGTTGCCGTGTATGGAACATATAAATCTTCTGCAGGTACAAATTTAGAAACACTTCTTTGCAAGATTGCATCGTAATAAACTTTTTTAAATGTAGAACCTGATAGTGGTAAGTTAAATAACATTTGATCAAACTCTGGTTCGTATTCTTTCATTTCAACCATGATTTGATAGTTCATAAAATCTTTTACACGTGATGCTTGTGCAACTTTTTCAGATGTTTCCAAACCCATGATTTGAGTTCTGACTGGTCCACCTGCTGGCAATAATTCTTTGTATGCTAGTGCTTGGAACTGTGTAACTGCTTCTGCAAGTACAGGGTGCGTTGCACCTGATGCACCTTGAAATGGTTCTGCTCTGTCTTCGTATTTAAATCCTAAAAGTTCTAAACCTTTTTTGTATGTTTGTTCCCACTCATCTCTTGATGATGCACATTCGTCAAACTCTTCTAATAGTTCGTTTGCAATTTCATTTAAATCATCTTCTTCTAAAAATTCTGCTAGGTTTGCATCATGCTGTTCTGCACCTTGCATAGCCTCTGCTTGTGGGTCTAAATTTATTTCTGCTCCACCGTCTTCCATCATTTCTACATTAACGTCCGATGGATTTAAATCTTGCGCTTCTAGTTCTACGTCTTCTGGTAGAACATCGATAGGCATTTTTCCTTCTTGCGTTAAATCTTTTTCTATAGCCATTATTTTCTCCTATATAATGTACCCATGCCTTCTGACATAGGGCCTTTTTGTGGTGGTGTCAACCCACCTTGGTTAGCTTCAAAAAGTTTTGGTAGGTATTCTTGTAAATCTTCTAGTGCATCATTAATATTAGACATTCTTGTTGCTCTGCTTAGCATTGGTTTATCTCTAACAGCATCTAATGTTGCTTCGTTTATATAATCAATATCTGCAGCGGATGTTATACCGCCGCCTGCTTTTTTTGTACGTGGTTTAAATGGTATGATGTCTGCTGATTTTTTTGAAAACTTTTTTTGTAACAACTCAGGCAATTGATTAAAATCTACTTGAGCTCCTATTATTTCCGAGCCGTCAAAAATTGGTTTTGGTGTTAGGTCTCCTCCTAGTTCACCTATTTGAATAATATCCTCTACTCTAGCTACAGCATCGTCCATGTATTCTAGGTAATCGTTACTAAAACGTGCATTGTCTCCATAAATCTGGTCTCTAACTTTATCTTTCATTGCTTTTGCAATGCTTGTTCTTTGTTCTTGGTTTAACAGACCAAGTTTTTGACCTGTTATTATAGCTTCTGCTTCTCTTAAACTTTGATGAAGACCATCTGCTGTTGCTTGATCTGAAACTTCGTCAGGAACTCTTTTAAGTTGTTCTTGAAATATTTTATCAAACTGATCATCAGAAACACCCTTCATTTTAACTTTTTGTCTATAGGTTTGTTTTTGACCAAAAGGTTTTTTACCACTTAATATAAGTCTTGCAGCTTGTTCAATACCTTCACCAAGTAGTTTACCGCCTTTAAACATACCTACACGGCCACCTTCATTAAAACCACTTGAACTACCAGCTGCTTTATACATGCTTTGTAAAAATGCTTCTGCTCCTTCTGGGTCTTCTTTTATAAATCGTGCTATTTTATCATTTTCAAAAATTGTATTAGCTCTAAATTTTTCATAATCAATTAATTTCATAAACGCAGATTTCATTTTATCACCGTATCGTGGTGATTCTAATATCATGTCTTCTAGTTTACCTATCTCTTCAAGATCAGTAAGGTCATTTCGTATTAAACTTTTAATTTGTTCCATATCACCAACAACGTCGCCTCTGTGTCCTGTTTGGAACGGACCTGTCTTAACCATGTCTCTTTCTAGTTTAGGATTAATTCTTTTTAGTAATCCCAATATTCCACCTTTAAACTTTCCAATACGTCC